CCACAGCCATCTCACCGAAGGCAAGACTCACGTCGGTGCCCATTGAGTTCCAATGCGAACACTACATGTTCTCCGTCAACGAACTGATGAAGACGGGACAGATCCAGAAAGCCTTCAAGATTCCCAAGGACGCTACCCTCGGTGGCATGATGCACCTTGCAGTGCGGAAGCCGACCATTGACTTCGGTATGAAGGACCGGGACTACACCTACGACATGACCCCCCTGAAGTCGGGACCCCGCAAGGGCCTGCCCCGAAACACCAAGGTCTACGAGGGCGAACCCCGGTTCGACAACTACCTCCTCCGGTGTAGCGACTGGTACCATGCAAGGGGGGACTATGAGGACAAGCGGGCGGAGTGGGACGAGGACCCCCCAGTCAATATTTCCATAACAAAAGCCTCCCTGATCCTTGACGACACCATCAACAAAAGGTATCGTGACCGTGTACGGCTGGTCCAACACTACGCCCTCTGCAAACCATACCCCGAGAACTTCCCCATGCCAGATCGTGTGGCACACATGGGTCGCTTTTCGACATACTCCCCCTTCATGCTTTCGCCTGTAGGGGATTGGCCGTCGCTGATACAGAGCGAAGGCTTTACTCTTCGACGTAGGGATGACCCCATCCCCGAAGAGATTGAGTTCGACGTGATCACAGAACCCGGTTCGGAGTTCGAGGAATGAAGCACAACAAACACAGAAGCAAGTGGACCCAAGACGCTGTGACTCGATGCGCTAGGGGAATGGCTAACAACCCCAAGGACAGAACCAAAGCCAAGGCACAACCACGCCCCGGATACAAGAAAAGAGGACAACGATGACAAACAACAACTTTGACAAGGATGTGGCGGAACTCGTAATCCGACCCAAGCTACAGACCTGTGTCAGCAATAACCCCGACATCAAGAACAAGGCAGAACTTCGAGCCATGTTTATGGAGCAGGAAGGATTCCCTATCTCCGCAGCAAAGTTCGATGAGTACCTCAAAACATTGGATATCGAATTCGTAAAGACCGTGACGATTAAAGGTTTATTCACCGCCTCTTCGCCCCGTCCGGTGGCCGGGGCGACAGAGCCGGAAGAAGAAATTGTCTTTGACAATGAGGTATCAACTTCCGAAAGCATGATAGATCCTCGTTCCGGTCTTAATCGAAACGATATGTTTGGCCTTGCATGACACACACCACTTTTATGAAAGGGGAACCGATGGGCTTTACCAAACTCGGCTTCTCAGGACAGCGGATGAAGTATCCGCTCAACGCACTCTTCGGCATGGTTGTCGGAGAACAGAACACAGGTAAGTCGTACCTGTTTCAGTCAAACCCTGACGCATTCATCATCAACCTTGACCTCTCGTCAACGGTCACACCCGAATGCAGGGCTACCATCTGGCCCGGTGTTGACGATGCCGGTCTACCAATCGACATCGACAACAAGCATCTCGTCCTGACATGGGACAAGGTGCTGGAAAAGAAACAGCAACTCATCGACATGGCTAAGGCAGACGAGCCTCGACCCAAGTGCGTAGTTCTCGACACCATTACGCCATGCGTTCGACTCCTCAAACCCTACATCGCCAAGAAGATGGACCGCACTTCCTTCGAGCAGGCACATGGCCCAGCCGCCTACGACAAACTCTTCGACGAGATCCTATCGTTCGCCTTCGATCTCCGACAAGTGGGCTACGGTGTCTGGTTCATCGCACACCTGAGCCGTGAGTTCCTGCAAGTCTCAGACGACGGTGCCAAGCAGGAAGAGTTGACGCTCAACCTTTCAGCAGGTATGGTTCGTCGCCTCACCCCAGCAGTCGAGATGATTGCCCCCGTCTGCTGTGATCGCAAGTCCACCACCGTCATGGAAGTCAAGACTGTGAAGTCTGGTACCAAGACAATCGACCGGAAGGTACCCACCGAGAAGATCCTCTTCGACCGCAAGTTGGCGTTTGATGATCCTCGGTTCTCTCGTATCATTCGTACCCGTACTACCAACCGTATGCCCAACGTACCTCTGGATCCTGTTGATCCATGGGGTTCTTTTGAAACCGCGTTCGATAACGCAAACAAGGATTCCTGACATGAGCATTAAGCGTGCAGTATTCGACAACTTCGAAACCGACTTCGCAGCAGCAGAAGTCTCCGAAGGCTACAACGACTGGTTCCCGGAAGACGGAACCTACGAAGCCCTCATCACCGGCGTTGTGCAGGTGGATTGCCCCTTCAAGGAGAAGGACGGCACGGCCCACGACGGCACTCTCATCAAGTTTACTTACCGGCTCCTCACGGACGATGAGCAGCCCGACAACCCCCGCTCCTTCGAGGGAGGTCCCATGGTCTTCCCGGACTGTGGCAAGGCTGGACTCAAGACTGAGGGCGGTCAGATCCGTGTGGACATCGCTCTCAAGCGAATGAAGCAGACCCTCACTGTGACCCTTGGTGACGTTCCCTCCATGGGTGCGGGCCTCATGCAGATCGAGGAACTCCTTGGTGTTGAGGAAGTCCCCGTTCGTGTCCGCTGCAAGTCTCGCACTGGACAGAACGGCAAGGTCTACGGTGAGGAAACCGTCCTCGAACGCCTCCAAGAATCCTGAGCCAACTCAGCCCCCTCCCCATTACGACCTCTTGGTCCAACTTGAAGTCGGGGAGGGGGTATTTTTACAATTCCCTTGGAGTGTCCTACGGGGACATTGGATACTCTAGGTACTGAACTAGTCCCCCCACTTCCGGGGTGAGGTTTCCGTTGCTACGGGCCTCACCCCTTTCATCTTTTCTCCTCTCGGCCCCGTTTTCCCTGCAAGGAGAGCGGGGCTTTTTAGGAGGTGCGGCTTGACAGACTATTCGTTGTGGTCTACTCTTTCTCCTGTACGCGAGAACGAAGACCTTGATGCGGCTGTCAGGATCCGTATAACTCAAGGTCTTGAGGAAGTTCCACTGCCACCGTTGGACCTACTGAATCTCACCGCAAGGGGATTCTGGAGGCAGGAGGGAACAATCTCAGTCGTCGGCCAATGGCTGGTGGCTAGGGTCGGAGACAACCCCGGACCCGTTGAGACACTACGGCGACCAGTCGTCATGGCGTTTAGACAGGTTCGGGGTTTTCTCAAATTCATAGACTTCCACATAACCAAAGAACACAAAGCAGAGTTGGCGGAGTTTCTTTCCCCCCACCAACTCCTGAAGCTGACACCGGGCAGGCTACCCGTGGGCCTGCGTAACAATCACACTGGAACCTATGAAGTTTGGATTCCACTTGGAGACACCCATGAAAATGTATGACGTTCAACCAGATGAATCGCAAGTACACCCGGTCGTAACGAACCGGGTTTTTCATTGGGAACATCTTTCTATTGACGTAAGAGATATGATCAGAGATCTGATCGACGATTCTATTGAAAAAGACATCGCTAAAAATCTTCCCGCTGGAAGTGACATCCTTGAAGCAGAGGTTGTCGTTCAAGTTACCATTCACACCCAAGTAGCGGAGTATTGACTAATGGCTCACGAAATTACTAGCACTGACGGGCTTGTCCTTCACAAGGAAGAAGCATGGCACGGACTCGGTACCATCGTTGAAGATGCACCGACCCCACAAGAAGCACTCCAGATCGCCGGTCTTGACTGGACAGTCAAGCAGACCGAAGGCGTTGGCGATGGCAATGTTCACTCTGACGGGTGGACGTTGAACTACCGAAGCGACAACAACGACGTTCTCGGTTGTGTAACGAGTGGGTACCAGCCCATTCAGAACGAAACCGTCGCTCGGTTCTGCGAGGAACTGTCGATGGACACCGTCGTTAAGGTGGAATCGGCTGGCTCCCTCTTCAGTGGCAAGCGGCTTTGGTTCCTGTTAAAGGCTGACACCTTCGACGTAGGTAACGATGACCCCGTCGTACCATACGTCCTGATCGCCAACGGTCACGATGGATCGCTGTCGTTCTCGGCTCGACCCACCTCTGTCCGAGTAGTCTGCAACAACACGTTGTCGTGGGCACTGGGCAAGAAGGGGCAGGTCTTCAACCTCCGCCACACCCAGAACATCATGACGCGGGTAGACGAGGCACGCACCCAACTCCGCAAGTATCTGGGGGGACTGGAGGACTTCCAAGAAGTCTGCGAACACCTCCGAAACACCGAGGTTACGCGGGAAGAAGTTGAGAACTTCTTCTATGACATGTACAATAAGTGCGTCGAAACGATCCCGACCGAGATCAAGACCGACGCAGACTACGACAAGAAGCAGCGGGCCAGTCGTTCCATCTGGGAGATCTGCAACAACTTCGACAGTGAACGCGAAGTCGCAGGCACCACCTACTGGAACGCCTTCAATGCCTCAAGTCGTTGGCTCCAGAACCGTAACCGCACCAAGGACTCGGACATGCGGGCTTACAACAAGCTGATGGGTGCCAGCAACGACAAGACCTCGACGGCCTTCAAGCTGGCGATGCAGCACGCAGATTGATTTTCCTTTCTTGCCCCTACCCCCTTTCAACGGTCCTGGGGGTAGGGGTCTTTTTATTACCTGTGTCTTCTTTTGCGAGACACAAGCATGGCATGGAGCAGGCTTCTCTTCAGTTGTTTGTTCTGGCTCCATTAGATGCCTCGGCCTCGGGTAATAAGACGAAGGAACGTCTTGGCTACCTGTCCCCCCACCCCACCGGTACCGGGGACTGACTTAGGCAAGTTGGGTTTAACCGCTTGGCCTACAGTTTTTCCAATCATCTTACGTCGGGACATCCCCCGATTAACTTCATCAATCCCTCTCCTATTAAGTTCTTCCGTTACAGAAAGGGCTGCATCAGGATCAATGCGAGACAAGGCGACCCCCAAAAGATTCATCAAATCTTTAGTTGGGGTTCTTCTAAGATTGCGTTTTGAGAATGCACCTTTTTTTCTGGCCTTGTTTACTTCTTCTTTTTCTCTTTTCTTTGCCTCCCTATCAATCTCTTTATTGTGTTCATCAGGATCAAATTCATAGTCTGAAGAATCTCCATCTTCGTAGTTTCTACGATAGAAATCTTCTTCCGCTAAACTGTCATAAGCGTCAGCAGGAGCCTCGTCAATAGCCCGAGTAAGATCAATCAAAGGGTTTTTAATTGAAGAGGAAAATCCAAAAACTGTTTTTTTCCCTGCATCAACATCTGCTCTTAAAATGTCATAAAGATGTGCTGCTGCTTGTTTGGGATTAGGAAAGTCTTTTCTCACTTGCCGAAGTTGGTCGGCAATAAGTTTTCTACGGCTTCTTTCAAACTTACCTTTACGGTATGCTTTAGGCGTTTTTTTAAGAACCTGATGTTTTCCGTCAAACTCATCGACAATCGTTGCTTCTTCTCTCCCCATTAGACGATCATTCAACGCAGACAATCGAGCAATTTTAACTCTTCTTTGTTCTTTTGTAAGATCACTAGGGACTTGAAAATCCGGGTCTGCCCATTGGGTGCCTACGTTTCGTAGGTTTTCAATTAGATCCTTTCTCTTAGAAATAAGTTCTTGTTCTGCTGCATGGGAAGCCCTCAGCAGTAACTTAAGTTCTTCAAGAGTTCGACGGTCAGACATGGAAGCACCTACTCAGTAACCGCAGAATACGGGTCGTATGTTTCAAAGGTAGAGGGCAAGACCCTTGCCTTCTCCGCAGTAGACAGATCCAACTCTTCTTCATTGCGGGCCTTGAGTGTTTCCATACGTTCCATCAGGTATGGTTTCACGACGGGACGGAAGTCAGGCTGCAACCTTTGGTACATGCGTTCCTTGAGCGGAACTTCACGGAGTTGAATTGCTCGATCCACCTGATCCTTTGTGATGGTCAAGGGGAACTTGAATCGCTTCTCGAAGTTTGCCTTGACTCCCGCAGCCTTGCTCATGTTGTTGGCAAGAACAGCATCAAGGTACTTACGTCTTTCATCAATGACTGCTTGGCGGTTTTTGACAAGGAAAGAATTCAACTCCTTGTCGTTCTGGAACATATAAGTACCGAACCCCATAGCCCCCATAATGGTTTTGGCTGCACTCCTATACTCCAAGAGGCTACCGTCAGCACGGTAGATTGGGATTTGGCCCTGCTCATTCATGGCTCCCCAATCAGCGGACTCTCTTTGAAGTCCTCCGAGGTAGCCCTTTTGGTCTGCAATTCGAGGGGCAACATTCAACATACGAGAGAATGAAATGCCTCCCGGAATAAACCTTGGAGCAAGAGATCCAATAAGACTCTTGTCATCATCAGTTATTGCTCTGAATGAATCAACGACTACATCAAAGGCGGGGGAAAGGGGCAGGTTGTAGGAGGCGTTCGACTCTTCTTCAAGAAGGAATGGGGCAACAGTAGACGATTCATACATCGCCTGCCCAGCAAGGCCCCTAGACATATCCACGCCCGCTGCATTCTTGCCCACCTCGTAGATGATGGCACTGGTCCCCATCATCCTCATGAGATCGTGGGCCATTGCCGTGTACCGTCCTTGGGTTGTAAAGCCCAAGGCTCCCCATGTACGACGGCCTTGATCAATCATGGGAGCAGAGTCAGTCCATGCGGTAATGGTACGGACAGGGAACGTAAAGAACTGACGGACCCAAGGGACACCCCATCCTGAATCCTGAAACAGCTTGGGGCTGTTCATCAGGTCAGAACCGAACTGGGTGTTCTGCACCATGTCCTTTGTGTTCTGCATCAACTCGATATCAGAGAACTTCCCTCCCCCCACTACACGATAGGTCTTGGAGGCGGTGTCGTAGTTGAGGCCGGAAAGCCTCCCCGCTTTCTTTGACTGCTCAAGAATTGCTTCGCCCGTAACGATACGGTTGAAGAGTTCTGAGTGCGTGAACATTTTCATGGGGGCATCAGTAGCCCACCAACTCAACCCAGTACGACCTCTTGTTTCACTGCCTGCAAAGGCTTGAGAGTCATAGAGTTCAAAGTCTGTAGCACGGATGTCAAGGAGATCATCACCAAACTTGCCGCCTTCTCTTGAGACATTGGACAGGCGGAAATGCTTACCCCTCAACTCATCAACAAGAGCCTTGTCTGCATTTAGAGGGAGCTTCCTTCGGTCAGCGATATACCCAAAGTATTGCCTGAAAGCATTGCTGTAGGCTTTGATGAGAACACCAGGATCAGTCCAGTTTGCAGCATAAAGAAGAGGTTGCATCAGGTTGAGGGCAACCGAAGACAGATTGAATCCAAGGTGAGAGAGATAGAACAACTTCGTAAGACCCCGACCTGCCTCTTGGCCTCGGGTATCTGTGAGGTTCATGTCTCCATACTCACGGAGTTTCTGTACGAACCTTGCCCCGTACCCTCCCATGCTCTCGATCTTTTTGAACGCCTTACTGTTTGCAAGTGTGGCAGCAGCCTTGACCGCAGACATGGTTGCATGTTCGCTTATCATGTCCTTCATGGGCTTGGCCCCTCTCATTCTTTCAATGAGAGTGTCCATCACAAAGTCGCGTGTGTATTCTCCTCCACGCCTACCAGCAATATCATCTGTGGTAGCCATACTGTCAGTGATGAACTTGAGGTGGTCATACCTAGTACGGCCCATTGAGCCTTCGGCTTCCAAGGCCCTTCGAGCCTTGACTCTTCTGGTGCCGGGGCGGCCAGACTTAATCATCTGTGCCCATTCGGGCTGCTCTCGGGCAGACATCAAATGGCGATCTTGCCAAGCGTCATCAATGTGAAGCACAAGGTCATTACGGGTGGAGTTGAGGTAGCGGTTAAAGGAGGTTTCGTAGTCCAGATTCATAACCTGAACTCGACCGCCTTCTGCACTGCCTGCATTCAACTCGAAGTTTCTTGACCTAATCAACTGGTTTTTTAGGTTGTTGGCCTTATCGCTTTTAGCCAGCCCCAGCTTTTCGTAATCATCCCAAAGAATACTAAGGTCGTCAGTATCAATGTAAGGGGTTTCAATGATACGCTCTTGAACTCGACCGGAAACACTGGGGTTACGGTCTTTGGCGGAAACACGAATACTGTCGGTACGGTACTTACGAGGGCCACCCATAACTTCAGTGGGGGGTTCAACGTAGGTCCAGACATTGCGAGACATGTAGTTGTCCATGTCATCGGAAGTGCTACGAACCGAAACCAATAGGTCTTTGAACTGAGAAATCGACATCTTGACCCGGCCCTTCTCGTCAGGAGTGATCATGTCTATGATCTTATTGAAGGCGTTCGGGCCTACATGTCCTGCGAGTTCCTTGTCAAGGACGTTTGAGATTTCTACCGCCGACTTGCTGTTGGGGTTGGTAGAAAGACTATGGAAGATACGGAGGATTTTGTTTTCGTCGTAGACGATCTTGCCTGTCTCAGCCCAAGCATTCTCGTCTGCAAACAATTCAACGTATCGAGACTTTTGCATCGACTTACTGAAGTCAAGGAGAGGCATGAACCCCTCACGTTCAAGCCACTTGCCACTGACATTTTCACCGTCAATGGCCTGCACTTCCTTTTGAACGGAATGGACTCGAAGAGGCCCTCCTTCTTCAAAGGCAAACTTGTCAGGCAGAATAGGAGTGGTTTGGATTCTAGGAGAATCCCTGATCCCTATATCCCCGACATCAATTCCTTCTTTCTTGAAGACGGCTTTGACTATTCGGTTCCGCTGGTTGATCCTATGCTTGAGGATCGCTGTCAATGCTACAGGATCTCTGCCCTCTTCCTTGATGATCTTCATCACCTGATTACGGATATTCCAGATCTTGTTTTGGAGATCGTCAATGCGGGCCTTTGTCTTGGTGGGGACTGGGGCAGAATAATTCTTGCTCCCCAAAGACATCTTCAGCTTGAAGTTCTCAGCCAACTCCGCTGAAGACTTGAGCATGTCTTTATTCATGCCCGCCATGTGCATGTGAGAGTAGACGTTGGCCTTCTTAAGGTAGTCCTTAAGAGTTACCGTTTCTCCCCCCACTACAGCCTTGGCTGCTGCGGCCCGGTCGGGATCAAGGCTGGTGACTTCAACCCCGAACTTCTTTGAGATGGTGTCAAGGACCCCGTCAAGGAAAGGCTTCCTACTTAGCGTGTCCTTGTTTGCCAGTTCAGAGAAACGACTCTGGATGGAATGGAGGAGAGGATTAAGAGGAGTGCCTGCACCCAACTGGTGGGCATTCAACAACCCCAACATCTTCAGGGGGGAGTATTGTCCCGTAACGAATCGGAAATACTCGCCCCCCTCTCCATGCTTTTTGGCAAGGCCACTAAATACCTTGCCTCCCTTTTTCAACGCATTCGCTGCGGCAGGGCTGGTAACAAACAACAGCCACACAAACGGGTTAGTGGCAACATCAATGACGGAATTCGTCAGAGGGTTGTTACCCGTTGACTGCTTGATACGACCAATAAAGGAGTCCCTCTCTGCTGGCGACAGCGCGGAGGGATCCAAGAAGGTATCTTTAAGACTTCGCCAAGATGCTTCTCCGTCAAAGATCTGGGACAATGCCACCATAGGAGCATCATAGATCTTGATGGGATCAAACGATCCTGCGACGAAGCCTTCCTCGTCGAAGCGTTCTGACATCAGGAGGATCGTTCGCGGTACCGGAAGAAGACTTCGACTTCATCAAGAGTGGCCGGAAGGTTAGCGGTACCAACGAGCAGGAGAGTCGAACCCTGAGGGACGAATCCTTCATGGCCCTGATCACGACCGCCACCAAACTGCTCGTTGATACGAGTGTCCGCAGCATCAGAAGTCACAATCTTCGGAGCAAGAACAGTGCTGTTTCCACCTGCACTCTTAATGGTGTTGAGGAGAGTGACCTTTGCCGTAGAGACAGTCGCTGTCAGAGTACCGTTGTGGCCGTTGGCGTGTTCAACCGCAGCCTTGATTGCAGCAGCAACTCCCGCAGCATCGGTGGCAGCAACGACGTTAATGGTGTGATCAGCGTTGATATCGCCAGCGGCACCACTCGTTGAAAACTTGTAAGTCTTCTTGGTGCCTTGAGCGTCAGTGATTTCAAGAGTGTCGCCG